AGACCGTCTCTTCGGACCAGGACCGGACGTAGAGTTCGTTGCCGGACGCCGCGAGCGTCACGCCGCTGTTGTTGATGAGCGACAGCCGCAGCGAGAACGGCGGCAGGTTGGCCTTCTGGATGCCGACCTTGGCCGACGCGCCGGAGGTCAGCGGGAACTGGACGATCTCGCCGCCGATCTTGTCGGAGGTGTCGGTGCCGTCATTGATCGTCACGCGGATCGAGACCGAGCCGCCGGTCGAAGGCGTGATCGAACCGAGCTTGAGCGTCAGGATCGAATACGGATCCTTGTTGCTGCTGTTGTCGTAGGTGACGGTCGAACTTTCCGACCCGTTCGCGAGCGAATTCGCGACGGTCGAGAGGATGTTGCTGCTGCGCGTCCTCGGCGTCGTGTACTGAATCGAGGGCATCACCGACCTCCGCGCGCAAGCCCAACGGCCCGCGCGTCAACCGTCACACCATTGGCCTCGGCCCACGACGGATGCCGCGTGCGCCGCGAGAGCGCCAGCAGCGCCTCGCCCTCTTCGGGCTGAAGGATGCGACCGGCGACCAGCACCTCTAGCTGCGCGCGGGCCGATGGCCGGGAGAGATCGAGGCCGGAGCCCCGGATCAGTTCCAAGCCCCACCGGACCACCGGCGTGGTCTCGGCCAGGGTCTCCAGGGCGTCGAGGAACGTCGCCCCGGCGGTCGGCCCGAGCGCGTCGAGGATCGAGCCGATGCCGATCTGCGTCGGCTCCCAGGTCTCGACCGCCGGGAGCGTCGGGTCGGGCTCGTTGAGCGCGGCCGCAGCCGCCCAATCTGGCAGGTCCGCGAGGTCGGATTGGGCGAGGCGGGCGGCGAGCGTCATGAGATGCCTCGCAGGATTTCGAGCGTCGCTTCGGTCTCGGCGATCTCGTCATCGAGCACGCCGACGCGCACCGCGTCGCCGTTGCGGTCAGCCGTCGCCCGTGCAGAGTTGAGCGTGGAAAGACGGTTCTGCGCGAGATGGATCAGATCATCGATGGACATCAGAACAGGACCACCAATTCCTGCGTTACCGTCGAAAGATGCGACTGGAGCAGGATCACGTCGTACTTGTCAGATCCGTCAATCGCGGCGAAAGCCGCCATGCGCTGACCGACTGCAGCGCCGCCGGACTGCAGGAAGTCAGTCGAAACATGCGGCGAAAGCACCCGGTTCTTCGCGTCGAAACGGTAGATCTGGTTCACCTGCGAGGCGACGTAGATGTTCATATAGGTGAAGCGCCCCTCGCTCCCGTATGGCGCATAGCATCCAGTCGTGCCCGCGCCCGTTGCGTTCTGCGCGCCGTCGTAGGTGATCGCACCCGTCCATGTGCCGGTGATCGTGTTTGCGATGTCGAGGACATCGAGCGTCACTGCGCCGCCACGGAAGAAGTAGTTGAAGCTGTGGCGAGCGTTGCGCGCGGGATCGGGCTGGATGCCGAACGAAGGAGCCCACAGGCATCCTGCTGCATTGTTCGCCGGGCCAGCGGCGAAATACGCCGTGGACCACGCATTCGCCGCGATGCTGTTGGTGCCGTTGTTGATGGTCGCATCGGTGTAGTTGTAGGTGTAGGTCGTCGTGTTGCCGCTGGTCCGCAGGACGATCAAATTCGGCTGCTCGATGACGTATTTCGCCGTGCTGCTAGGCGTCGTCGTCCATGCGGTGCCGAGCGTGTAGACCGGGCTCGCGCCAGCGGTGTGCGATGCGATGATACGCCGCTGGCCCACCGCAGCGGGCGTGCCCGTGTCCTGAACGATGCGGATCTGGAAATTGCGGTATTCGTTCGCGACGACCACGGCATCGCCGCCCGTCGCCTGTCCGGTCAGCGAAGACGCGCCCGTCGCGGTGGCAGTCAGCGCCTTCCTCGATACGATGTTCGTGTCGTATGTGAACGCACCCTTGATCATCCCCTCGCCGGGCTCGCAGTCGTAGGGCGTGTACTGCTCGTCCATGACGAGCAGCGCGCTATCCGTGGCGACAGTGGCGACGAGGTTGGTCGTCGTCAGGTTCGTCAGCGTGTTCGTGGCGACCTCGTAGCTGCGCCAGGACGCCGCCGCGAGCGCGCCGCTCGACAGCATGATGACGCGGCCCGACAGAAGCTCGTATCGCGCGCCGCTCGCAGGCGTGAAGGTGAAGGCGTTATCGACGGTGATCGTCGGCGTGGTGCCTGCGGTGTTGCCGACGATGAAGCGTTCCTCGACCTTGCCCGCCGTGGTGTCGGTGATGCGGATCTTGAAGCCGTAGTCACCGGAACCGCCACGGTTCGCCAGCATGTTCACGCCGACAGCGGTGCCAAGCGCGGTCGAGAGCGTGAACGATGTCGTGGTCGCTCCAGCGGCGATGGTGCCGACAGCGGCGAAGCTGGGAACAAATGCCATTGCCGCGCCAGCCGCAACACCAGCGACGCCGGGGTTGACAGTCAACTGCCACGCTTTCGTGACGATGTTGTAGCGGTTCAGGACCGTGGTCGAGATCAAGTTCTGCACGAACGGATGACGCGACACATCGCTCCGCATGTCGCAGCACATCATCGTACCGGCAGCGTGCGCGTTTGGAGACGGCATCGACTGGATCCATTCGAGCCTGTCGATCACCTTCTTGAACGTGTTTGCCATCTGACGACCTCAGGTAATGCAGGCGCGGACGTTCGCGCGCCAGGATGCGCGAGCCATCGCGCGGGCCATGATCTGCGGCTGTTCATTGCCGAAGGCGGCGAGATTGGTGACAGAGGTCACCGTCGAGCAGGTCGTTACCGTCGAGACCGTCGTGATCGTGCCGCTCTCGACGATTGCCGTGCTGCGCTGGCGCTGCTGCGATCTGTCGTAGCCGCGCGGGGACGCAAGCATTTGGTAGATGCGGTTGAGCATCCACCAGAGGCTGCTGTCTTGCGTCGGCAGCGGCGTCGCCTCCGAAACATCCGAGACCGTCTTCGCGTCATCCGCGCCCGCGACCGTCGCCAGCGCGACGACCTGCATCTGCGCGGTCTCGCCCGAATAGCTGACCTCGCGGCTGGCCGCTTTCGCGCCGCTGCCGGGGGTGATCGCGACGTTATCGGCCATGGTCAGTCCTCGGTCACGACGGTTCCGGCGTTGATGCGCGGCGTGACGCCGTTACCGCAGACGATGGACGGGCTCAGAGCGCCCTTATAGAGCAGCTTCGTCGCGCCGCTGGCCCCCACACCGATTCCAAAATGCGTCGCGGTACCGGAGCCGCCAGTGCCCGCCGGGAAATCGACGTTGGCGGCGAAAGCCACCGCGTTGGCGGTGACGGTGAAGTTGCCGCTGGTGCGCGCCGATTGCACGCGCGCGTAACCAGTGTAAGCGATTTCGTTGGTGCTCTGGTTCCCCGCTTCTCCGGGGTCCGCGCTATGCAGCGAGATGGACAGGTTGCCCGCCGTGGTTGAGCCGCGCAGGCCCGTGGCGTCGCCGATGTTGGCGGCGTTCGTGTTGTTGAAAACGAGCAGCAGCAGGTCGTTTTCCCAGTCGTTGGTCTTGCTCATTTAGGATCTCCATCCGTTCATCCAGCCGCCGCGGGCTGGCCGCACGAAAGCTGGTCGAGGCGCTGGCCTCGGGGCCGGTGGCGGGGCTGGCTGTTCCGCCGGTTGATCGATCTGCGCCGCAGGCTCCGCCGGAGCCGCGCGACGAAATGTTGCGCTGGCCGAGGCCAGCCGGGACCAGTTGACCGCGAGGGCTTGAAGCGCCGCATAGGCATAGACGCGGCAGTCCAGTGCCTCGTTGCGAGCGCCGGGTCGCTTCGTCCAGACGCGGACAGGAAAGCCCTTCGTGTAGCGCGTGCTGATCGTCTCGGCGGTCAGCTGCGCGAAATAGTCGGCCTCGCGGTCCGCCGGGAAATGGCAGAAGCCCGCGCCCGGCCGCGCGATCTTGAGCCGCGCGTAGACCGCTTCCTTCGCCGCATCGACGCCGACTAGGAACAGATTGACCCGTCCTGAATTGTTCTTGCTCGCCTTCTTCGGCCACACCGGACGCCCCGGCCCGGCCATGCCCTTGATCGCATAGACGCGCCGCCGGTAGCGGTCGCGGCAGTACGCATACACCGCTTGCGTGTGGTGCCCGCCGCTGTCCACCGCCGCAGCAGCAATCGATAGCTCCGCGCCATCCTCGCGCCGCAGCGGCGTCGTCAGCAGGCGGTCTAGGTCAGCCCAGAGCGCCGGTGCAGATGGGTCTCCATGGATGACATGCCACCCGAGCGACCAACTCTCCTCGTCCCGCCCCCAGCCGACGATCTCGACCTCGAGGCGGTTGTCTTGAACGTCCACGCCAGCCGTCAGCACCAGGACATCGGCTGGTGCGTCGGACCATTCTTCGCGGCGGTCCATCAGACCGGTGTCATCGATGCGCTCGCCGGCGTCTTCCCAGGTTTCGCCCAGGCTGGTGTTCGTCCAGGCCTTGAGCGTCTCGGGAGATTTCTTGGCCTCAATGAACGCCTGCGCGATTTCGCCGATCCTGGACCATGGCGAGTACAATTCCGACAGATGGAAGCCCGCGACGCTGTTCGTCGGCGCTTCGGCGCGCCATTCGCCCTTTTTTATCGCGGCCCACCGCTCGACATCGGTCCATTCGCAGCCGCACGCCACGCAATGGATCGCCGCGCGGTGCGGCTCTGTCGGCGGCCAGCGTACAGATGACCACCGCAGCACCTGATGCTCGCCGCAATGCGGGCATGGCACCCAATATCGCCGCTGATCCGACGCTTCGAACGCCATTTCGATGCGCGATCCGCCCTTGACGGTCGGCGTCGATGTCAGAACCAACTTCCGGTTCCAGAATGTCGCGCTTCTCTTGCGCGCCAGCGTCACCGGGTCGCCTTCGGTGCCCGCCGACGCCGGATATCGGTCAACCTCGTCACAAAGTACGACCCGAATGGGCCTCGATGCGAGCGACGCGGGGCTGTTTGCACCGCAGATCGTCAGATGCCCGCCGGGAAAGCTCTTGTGCAGCAACGTGTTGCCGCTGTCGCGGCTCCGCGCGTCCTTGATTTTGCCTCGCAGTGCCGGCGTATCCCGCAACATCGGCGCGAGACGGTCTTTCGACCATGCTTCGCCAAGCTCCAAAGTCGGCATCAGCACCAAAACCGGCGCTGGATCCTGCGCGACATGGAACCCGATGACGTTGTTCACGATTTCGGTCTTGCCAACCTGGGCGCTCGACATCACCACGACGGTGTCGATGCGCGGGTCGCTGATCGCATCCATGATCCCGCGCTGGTATTCCGCTCGGGAGGTGATCCAGACGCCGGGCTCCGCGCTGGCCTCGGGGCTCAGACGCCGGTACTGGTCAGCCCACTCGCTGACCGTCAGTTTGGGCGGGGCTTTCAACGCCGCCTGACGGATCGCTCGCACTCGCGGCCTCAATACCTGCCGCGATTTCTCCAGCATCTCGAGCGAGTTCATCAAGCGCCTCTGTGATGCCGCGTTCGATGAGGTCGCGGCAGGTGATTTCGTCGGCCTCGATGGCGACCATCGGGGCTAGTTTTCCCGGCAATGCCAACAGCTTAGACCGGACCGCCGCGTATTCCTCGGCGACGACGTTCTCGACGGACGAGATATCGACCAGCTCGCCGCGCATCCGGTCGCGCTGCATCTCCGCGATCTCGGCCTCGGCGGCCAACTTGCGGCTGCGGGCTTCGTCGGCGTCGGCTGGAGCCTTGGCCGGAGCCAACTTCGCCAGGACATCTGTCAGCCGGTAGAAGACCGACCGTCCGTCTTTTCCGATGGGGGTCAAATCGGCACAGGCCGCAGCGATAGTGCGGCGGTCGCGATCAAGTTCGACGGAAAGAGCCGAAATGCTCCAACCCCTTGGAACCATTGCCATTTTGGTGGTACCACCTAAAGTTGCTGGCGCTAGATAACCCTCGCGGTCGCGCGTTACCCGAGTTAACCTTTGTTAACAGGGACCCGTTTGGCACGGTTCTTGCCCTAGCCCGCCCATGCTGGGCGTGTGGGTATGCCGTCCGCCCGCTGTCACCGCGCCGTGGTGATGGCCCGCGCCATCGAGGCCGCGAACTTCAACTCGGCGCGCCGCTTGACCAGCCTTTCGGTGTCGTCAAAAACCATCCACCGCTTGGGGATCTGGGCCTGCCGTTCCAGGACATACGCCAGCTTTACGCCGCTGCGCTTGCCTCGCCCCGTGCGGACAAGGATCATGTCCTGGCCCCGGCTACGGACGCGGAACGACCGCGCAAGCGCTTTCGGCCGCATGGACTTAGGAACGCCCGCCGATTTCCTCTTTGCCAAAAATTCCTCGGACGGGATAGCTACCGTCCGGCCTCGCGGGGTCTTAATGCCACCCATGGCCTGCGTGGTCAGGTAGTCCCGGCCCAGCTGATCGTAGATCGTGGCGACGAGATTGTCCTTGGTCGCCGCCTGAACGCGCATGGCGACACCGAGGAACCGCCTGTTGCGGATGCGGAAATCCCGTGGGCCAGCCACCTCTACGATGTGCCGGCGCGCTTCATGGGCAAGAGCCGTGAGGGTCCTGGCGACGGCAAACGGGATCTGCCTGCGGTGTATGTCGGCGATCTGGCGGGTGGCGGTCGAGAAATCAACCGTGATGCTGATCTGCATCGCGCACCTCTTCCGATTACCCACATCATAGGCCCAGCCCTCCCCGCGTCAAGTCCATTCGCGGGCCAGAATATCTAGGGCCTCCCGCAGCATAGCTGACGCCCGCCCGCTGCGTTGATGATGGATCCTGTCCCATGCTCCGAGAGCCTGCCCAAGGCCCAGGATGTCGATAACGATGGACGCCAGCGGCCCGCGCCCGCCGAGGCGCTCCAGCGCGGCCGCAACCGCCCGCCCTGCGTCCACCCGACGCTGGATGCCGCCGTCGCCACCCCCGCCGCCCGGTGCCCGGTCGAGCGGCGCGGCCCCTATACCCACGAGCCCGGCGATCTCGTAGAGCGCCCTAAACCGCTCCCCCGCCGCCCTCTGCCCGGCGTCGATGCTCCCGGACCGTTCCATCGCCGCCAGCGTGTCTACAACCCGCCACGGCCGGGACGGCCTGCCTTCGGCGTCGGTGTATGCCCGCCCACCGCCGCGCTCGGTACGCTCTGGCTCTGCGACCTCGATGCCGTGTTCGGCGTGCTGCACTCGCTCCAAAGTCGGCGGAATGACCGGCTCGGTAGGATCGACGCCGGGGCGGGTTTTCCGGGCGCTGGGGCGGGGTTGGCGGGTCAGGCTAGGCATGGGCGGGGGCTCCTCTCATCCAGCCATGGTGGGCGGCAGATCGTCGCCGCGATCCCAGTCTACAGGCGGCGACCTGACCGCCACGACCTCGGCACCTGGGAACACCGCCTTGGCCGCGCTGACCGCCTCCGCGCGGTGCAAGGCGACGCGGACCAGTTCGTCTAGCGTCCACACCTCAAGGTTGCGTCCATCGGACGCCACCGCATGGGCCTCGGCCGCCGTCCGCACGACCGAGATGACCCGGCCGTCGTGCTCGGCCTCCCAGACCACCGGCTCGATGGGCTGCGCCCCGGCAGCGGTCGCCGCTGCGTCCAGCGCCGCCACCGCACGCCGGGTGGCAGCGCCGTGCCGCTGGATGCCGCCGAGGTCGTTGGCCTCCACCGCCCGGCAGTAGGCCAGCCATTGGCGGTCCCACCGTGCCCGTAGGTCGTCGGGGACCAGCAGCCGAAGGCGGTCCACGCCCCACCGGCGCTCGGAGGCGGCGATCACCGCATCAACGCCGTCGAGGATCGCTTTGGCTAAGGAATAATCTGACTGGTTCATCTGTCGCTCCTGTCGGAGACACCCTGTCGGAGATGTCGGATCCCTAAAGGGATCTCCGACATTTCCGACAAACGTCGGGAGTGTCGGAAGTGTCGGTTTCCGACATTTCCGACATTTCCGACAGTCACGGAAGCCACGCGTATTCCTCGGTAAGGCCGATCAGACCGGCGTCGCGGAGCGCCCGCTTGCCGTCGGACCAGCCATTGCGGGACGCGGCGTGGCCGCGATCCAAGACGCCATCGAGGAAGCACTGTTCTTGCCACATCCGCACCCTCACGCACCTGACGGTCGGCATACCTGCCTTCGGCACGGCGGCGACTGCCCCATCCCCGGCCAGCATCTGCGCCAGCACCCGCATCATGCCGGGCTGATACTTGCCCTTGGGCCGCGCCACCCTGTGCATGGCGGCATCGACGGCATCGGCTGGCGGCTCGACCGCCACGCAGCTGGTCAGCGGTTTGCCCCGGCGATTGACGCCGAGCGTGACGACCTCAAGCCGGAAGGCGACATCGTCGCCGCTCTCAAGCTCGCGCTGCTTGGTGACCCGCATCACCGACACTTCCGACATTTCCGCGCGGCTGATCTCGATCTCTGTGTCGGTGGCTGCGCGGAGCAGCGAGTGCCCGCGCGCGCCCTTCGCGGTGTCCTTGCCCGAATGATGGACGTAGGCCAGATGCGCGCCGGTCTCCTGCCGCACGAGGTCGGACGACCTGACCAACGCGCCCATATCCTCGGGCGAGTTCTCGTTGCCGCCGGCCAGCGCGCGACTGAGCGTGTCGAGGCAGATCATCTTGACCGGCCGCCCAAGTTCGGCCTCGGCGGCCTTGATGGACGCGATCAACCCAGGCACATCGGCGGCGGCATCTAACATGTTGATCGAGCTAGGTATTACAACCAGAGGCAGCGACTGCCGGTCGGCCTTGATCCCGTAATGCTTAAGCCACGCGGCGATACGGTTCCTGATGCCCGCGATACCTTCCAGCGCGCAGTACACCACCGCGCCCTGGTCCACCTCCCGCCCGCGCCACGGACGCCCGAGTGCGACATGGATGGCGACATCCAGGAGCGCGAACGTCTTACCGACGTTGCTGTCGCCGTACCAAACACTCATCCCGCCCTCGACCAGCAACCCCTCGACGAAATCGAGCGCGGCGTCGCCCGCGTGGATCTCGTCCGCGTAGACGAGCGGGAAGTGCGTCGGCGGTCGCGGCGTTTCGGCGTGCCCCTCCCCCGCCCCGCCGGATGCCTCTTCCTGCCGATTTCCCGGCCCCTGGCGCGGCTGTTCCCGCCGCTTGGCCTGATAGGCCGCCACGACATCCTCCAGCGCTCCCATATCGCCCCTTTCGGCCTTGGCGGCGATCTGGGCGCACTTGGCCCGCATCTCGGGCTCGGCGTTGTCGCGGGTGATCCGGCCGGAACGGTTCAGGTCTGCCCCACGGCAGAACTGCGGCCAAGCGACCTCAAAGATCTCGTCTGCGGTCGGCCACGCGCCATGCTGGCCTGTCAGTTCAAGGAAGACGGCGAACACCGTTCGTGCCATGTAGTCCTCGCGCCCGTCCTCGACCGCAGGCGGCAGCACCCCGAGGCTTCCTGCGCCGACCGGCGCTCCAAGCGGCGGCGATGACGCGACGCGCTCTCGCGGCCCTGGCCCGACAGCGGGCTCGGCACGGACTAGATCGAGCAGCCACGCCGGAGCGTCGGCAATGCCCTCGGCCAGCGTGTTGGTCCAGGACCAGACATAGGGCTGACCGCTCGCATGGAACGACGGCGGCGCGACCACGAACCCGCCCTCGCCTCGGATGTCGAGACCGGGGCCGAGTTGCCGCGCGCTGTTGCGGATCGCCACGCCCTTTGGCGCGCGGAAATACAGGTGGAGCCCGCCGCCGCCCGTGCGGACCTCGGCGGTCTCGGGCAGGTCGCCGTGGGCCAGCTGCAGCGCGCGGAGGCTGTCGTCGCCGTCCTTGCCGGGCCCGATGTCCACATCGAGCACGAAGATGTTGCCCGATGCCGAGCCGGTTAGGATGCCGACGCCATAGCGAGCCCGATCACCGGACCACCAGTCGGCGACCTCTTCGCGCGGCGGACGGCGCTTCTGAAATTGGCTCCAGGTCATCGTCGGGTGCTTGCCCGGGCTCGCGCAGCCATCGCGCGCGCCGCAGGAACACACCGGCTTGCCTTCGCGGATCTGGACAACGCGGTGGACCGGAATGGGCATCAGCCCCCGGTCGTAGTAGTCGATGGCGGCGTCGAGCGGCGTCTGTGGTGTCGGTGTCATGCGTGCCTCCTATGCGGTCCGGGCAGACCGATGCCGGGGATGTCGCCCCGGCTCGCTCGCCACTTTGCCCAGCCGGTAGGCGACACCGGCACCAGCGCGGGGAGGACCGCGCCGATCTCGTTCAGAACTCGGTGTCGTCCGTGACCGCAGGTGCGGCCGCAGGTTTCGCGACGGGCGGCGTCGCGACCTTCGCCCCGGTCGCGGGCGGCGCAGCCGCCGGAGCTGGCGCAGCCGCAGCGACCGGCGTCGGCCCAGAGGTCAGCGGCAGATCGGCCGGACGGGCCACCCAGTTGACGATCTGGAGGACCGGCTTGTAGTTCGTGCTTTTCGCGCCGCCGGACATCGCCTGCGTCACCGCCTCGGTGCTCGGGCACGCCACCACCGGCAACTTGCCCTCTTTCGCCTCGGGCGCAGCCATGTAGGCGTCGTGCAGCTGGTCGATGGCAGCCATCACGATGCCCGCCTGCGTGAGCAGTTCGCGGACATCGCCGCCCGCCGACTTGGACAGCTTGAGCATGAGCCGCACCGACCGCTTGTGATCCGGCGTCGGCTGCGGCGGCATCTGCGCGGGGACGCGCGCGAAGCTGGTCGAGGGCGGCGCGCCAGCGGCGAAGAGCGCCCAGCCGATATCGATCTGCGCGAGGTCGAAGACAGCGGTGAACCCGTTGCTGATGTCCACAACGCTGTCCTTGCCATCGACGCGGAACCACCGGCCCGCGCGGGCGTCGTATTTCACGATGGGGGTGCGGTTCGTGTTCGTGGGAATACCGAGTGCCATTTGCGTTGTCCTTCTGCGTTTCACCTGACTGGAAAGCGCCAGTCGCGCTCCGGCTCAGAAGCCGAACAGGGCCAGCCCGTTCGCCCGCGTCTGCGGGTCGGACCAGTAGAAGCTGTCGTAATCGGGGCAGACGATGGCAGCGAGTTCCTGCGGGTCCGCCGAGATCGACAGGAACTTGTCCAGCCGTCTCGCGATGTTCGCGAGCGCCGCGAGATGATCCGCCGGGTTCTCCAGTATGTAGACGGCATGCTTCTTTGGCGTCGCGTACGCGAACAGCATGGCGTAATTGCCGAAGGCCCGCGCGTATACCGCGCCCTGTCGAGCGTGGGCGACCTTGATGGCGCTCGGCAGCGTGCCCGATGTCTTTAGATCGATGACCGTGCCGTGCGCGTGGAACACGAAATCGGTGTACCCGATGCATGGCACCGGCACGCCCTCAAGCTGGACCTCGACGCGGTGTTGGCGTCCGTCCTCGGGCACATCGGGCGCGCCGTAGGGCGACAGGGCCGCGTATGCCTGCCGGACCATCGGCGCGATCTTTTCGCGGGCGTCGGGATCGTCACAGAGCAGATCGTAACGCGCGCCAGCGAGTAGGGCGGCCCACCCAACCCCATCGACTTCTCCCCGCAACGCCGCCTCGACGCCAGCCTCCACAGCGGTCCCGACATGCGCGGCCGGACCGACTTTGCCCCGCCTGCCGCAGAGCCGTTCCATCACCCAGAGCGCGGGCTCGGCGGCGAACAGGTTGAGCGAGGATGCGGACACATGCTCGATGCGGTGCAACTTGAGCCCGCTCATATTTCCATGCTCCCGGTCGCGGGGATCGACAACGACATCTCATACTCGCCCTCGGCCAGTTGCTTGTCGATGATCCGCCCGGCCAGCGCGATGTAGCCAAGGGCGTCAACGTAATCGTCGCGGTTGGTGTCGCCGTGCTGGGTTCTGGCTATCTTGAGCAGAGCGAGCATGACCAGCACCTGATCGGTGCTGATCGCGAGCCCGCAGCCGCGCCCGAGATAGGCTTCCCAAAGCCGCGCGACGGTCGAATGCAGCGCCTCCGCGTCGCCGTGCTGCCGCGCGCGGTCGCCGTCGATCAGTTCCTTCGCCTTTTCGAGAGGGTCCATCGTTGTCTCCTGGGTTGGGTGAGGTGGCGGGAGCGGTCATCAGGTACGATGCTAGCCGGGAGTGCCTGTTAACTCGCTCGCCGCGAGCTGAGCCGCTTGGGAGGCGCGGCCCGCCGGCCGCGCACGGGAGGAGGCTCCCGGCTGTCAGATGTCGAGGCGCAGCTGCACGCCGAGCCGGTCGGCGTAAAGCCGGACCAGCGCAAGGCGCGACTCCTCCCGCTGCCGCCGCTTTTCGTTGTGCCTCATTTCGACCACGCGCACCAGCGCGCCGCCGTCATAGCCTGCGCTGGTCGCCTCGGCTTTGATCGCGGCGAGACTTTCGCGGGCGTCCTCGATCTCCTGAAGCGCCGCCTCGATCCGGTCGGCGAAACGGGAAAGGTCGTCATTGGTCGTCATCGGTCATCTCCTCCAGGCTGATCACCGCGCGCGGATTGTCGCGGTCTAGGTGGTGGTGCAGGTGCATCTCTTTCACCTGCCGGTCGTTCTCATACGCGATGCCTTGCAATGCGTCGAGGATCAGCGACACATCGAGATCAGGGCGGCGGCTTGCATAGTAGACATGCGCGGTCATGCGGATATCGCCGGTCATCAGCGGCTGCATCGGCCGCACCTGCTCGCGCAAGCTCGCCACATAGTCGAGCGCCTTCTGGCTCTTGATGAAGCGGGCGCGCCCGCCGATGGTGACTAGGCGGCGGGAGTTGGCCTTGCTCGCGGGCTCGCCGATGATCGTGTAATGGACACTGCGGCGGATCATGACATGGCCCTGTAGGGATGGATGCGATAGCTGCCGTCGCCGAGAGAGCAGCGCCGAGGGCTTGGGTCATTGAATGGAATATTGCTCATCGAGGATTGCAATGTCCCAATAATTGGCCACGGTTGCAATCCGAACCACTTCCTGCCCGGCTCGTCGCGCTCGTCATCCTCGGGCCGGTCAATCATCTGGACGCGACCAGCATAGCGGCGGCGCAGCCGGTCGAACTGAACAGACGATGCTGCGGCACCGGCCTGCGCCACAGCGCGTGGCGCTCGGCGAGGCTGCGCGGCTCGTCCTCGTAGAGCGCGTCGCCCATCAGCTGGGGCCACAGATGCGAGCGATCAGGGACCGGGCGGTCGTCGCGCGACGCGCGAACTGCTGGATAGTCGCGCTTTGGCCTTGCGTCGGGCGGCACCTCGCCGCGCGCAATGGCGACTGCGATAGCGCCGCCACGAGGCCTTCCGCCGCCGGTGCGTTTCTTTGCCCCCGGTGCCCGGCGCGACTTGAACACCGCGTCGAGCCGCATCGAGTACGAGATCGGGCCGGCTATGTAGCCGCCGCTGATGGCGTTGCGGACGGCGTTGGTCAACGTGACCACATCGACATCGTAGAACAGATCGCGGATCTGCGCGCCGGTCATCGTCCTTGCATCGTAAACCGCCAGCGCGACGCGGCGGTAAAGGCCAGTGGTCATTGCATTGCCTCCGGGTTGCATTTGAACCCCGCCCGCTCGGCGATCCTGACCGCCTCCAGATGCCGCGAGCGCGGAATTGCGCGGCGGCGGATCCAGTTGGAGATCGCCTGCGGCGAGCAGCAAAACAGCCGCGCAGCGGCGGCAGGCCCGCCGAGGCGGGCGATGAAGCGGACGATGGTCATGGGATCGAGGATACACCCGCTGTTACATCTGTCAAGCGCCGGGCGCATAGCGGCATGCGAGGATTGCATGGCGATTGGCGTTGCGGATCGTAACGGGCGGTGTATATTCCCCTCCATCGCAACCGGCCGACCCGGCCGACAACGGAGGACCAGCAGATGACGATCAAGGGCAAAGTCTGGATCGCCGGGCGACAGCGCCGGGTCCAGGGCAAGAGCTTGGATCGTTTGTTCCGGAGCGTAGCTCACAAGTTTGGGCTCGCGACGGGCTACGAAGCTCGCCGCGTAAGCGCCTCCGACTGGGAGGTGAAAGTGTGGCAGAGCGACCACGACCGCAGGTTACTCGCAATCGTGGATCTTACGATTGAGAGCACCTGACCCTCCCTGCCGCCGCCCCGCGTTTGGGCGGCGTCGGGGAGCGTCAGGCTCCAGCAACGCAACGGAGGAACAGCAGGTGATCTCGATCCAGATCCACGGCAGCGCCATTGACACCGCAGAAGATCATTGCCGCGCCGAGGAGGCCGCGATGAAAGTGTTTGCCGAAGCGCGCTGCACGCCGCGCCAGGCCGAGGCCGAGTACCACCGCCAGTTTGACCGCCTCGATTGCGAGGTCGGAATGACTGGGCTCGCGAAGACGTGGCTGGAGGCGCGCGAGGCGGCAGAGCGTGCGGCACGTCGCGGCTGGCACAACCCTCTTAGCTGTCATGTTTCGATGCGCGCCTGACCCTCCCTGCCGCCGCCCCGCTACTGGGCGGCGTCGGGGAGCGCCAGGCTCCATCGATCAACGCAACGGAGCCGCGAGGCTCCAGAAGGAGAAGACGATGCAAGCGACGATTTGGTTGAGCGACGACGAAACCGGCCACATCGAGGCCAAAGCGGTGTGGTCCGTCGAGGCGGCTGCGACGCCGTTCGAGCAGAACCGCATCGTGGCCTATTGCGGCAACATGAGCCTGTCGATGAACGTCGATAAGGCCGAACGCCTCGGCCGTGCGCTGCTCGATGCCGCCACCGCTCGTCGCGAGGAGATCGAGGCGCTGGAACAGGAGGCGTCCAATGAATAGGTTTCCCGAACCCACCGCCGCCGCAGACGCGGCGACCGCGCGGCGCGACCGCGCTCAGGCGCTGGAGCTGCGCCTGCGGATGGCCGAAGCCCGCGCCATCGCCGCGTGCGCGGTGGCGGTCACCGGGCTCGCCGCCGCGCTGGTCGAGGCGGCGGAGCAGACCGCCGGGGCTCCGGCGCTTGACCGGCACGCCCTGGTTCAGCGGATCATGATGGATGTCTCGGCCGCCCTCGAGGTCGAGGCGAGCGAGCAGATCGAGGCGATCTGCGAGGCGATGGAGGACGCCAATGCGTGAGCGCATCGAGCGTCAGATGAGACTGTTCCTGGCCGGCGGCGCGGCAGGGGCGGTGGTGGGAGTGCTGGCGGGGTTCATCTAGCAGCCAAAGGAGGCGAACATCATCACGGTCGAGCGAGCCACAACACCGGAACATCATCAACCGCGGAGCGAGCCAGCGCCACCAAACATCAGGGCGCGAGAGCGAGCCAAGTTCGATGAACATCAAAGCTGCCGAGCGAGCCACGCGCAGCGAACATCACACCGCACGAGCGAGCCACGTTGGGCGAACATCAGTGCAATGGAGCGAGTCAGGGCTTTCGAACATCACAGAGCGAGAGCGAGCCATCGCGTAAGAACATCATTGGTCTGGAGCGAGCCAAAGAGGCGGAGCATCATGCACAATGAACGAGCCACGTTCGCGGAACATCAAGGCTGAAGAGCGAGCCAGTCGGAGCGAACATCAAAGTGTGCGAGCGAGCCATTCTGCCGGAACATCATCGGTGAGGAGCGAGCCACGAATTTGAACATCAGGGAGCGTGAGCGAGCCAAAGCGTTAGAACATCACCGAGTTCGAGCGAGCCACCGGTTTTGAACATCAAGGCCAGGGAGCGAGCCATGGTTCAAGAACATCATCGCCTGGGAGCGAGCCAAGAGAGGCGAACATCACATGTCCGGAGCGAGCCAAATCGTCCGAACATCAGCGTGGAAGAGCGAGCCATCAAGCCAGAACATCACTCGGGCCGAGCGAGTCACGCCCTGCGGAACATCATGAGCCCGGAGCGAGCCAGAGGATTTGAACATCAGCGAGTCGGAGCGAGTCAGTAGGCCCCGAACATCAGAGAACATGAGCGAACCCCACTTAACCCTCAAGGAGGACATCATGGATATCGAATCAGTCACCCGCATGAGCCGCGACATTCGTGCTGCGGCCACCACCCTGAGCGCCGACGAGGCCCGGTTCCTCGTGGACTCGTACTACCAACAGCAGGAGAACCGGATCCGGTCGTCGCATCAGGTCCGCACCCTGTCCGAAGGCGGCGAACCGCATTCGGTGCTGTCCTGGCTGGCGTCGAACAGCGACACGCTGGAGACCCAGATCGCCGGGGCTCTCGACCGTTACTCGGCCCATCACCCGGTCGGGGCGTGGATGCGGTCGCAGAAGGGCGTCGGCCCGGTCATCGCCGCTGGTCTGCTGGCACACATCGACATCACGAAGGCCATCACCGCCGGTCACATCTGGAACTTCGCCGGTCTCAACCCCGAGATCGTCTGGAGAAAGGGCGAGAAGCGGCCCTTCAATGCGGCGCTCAAGACGTTGTGTTGGAAGCTGGGCGAGAGCTTCGTCAAGGTCAGCGGCTACGAAGACGCCTTCTATGGCCAGCTCTACAAGCAGCGGAAGGCGCTTGAGACGGAGCGCAACCTGCGCGGCGAGTTCGCCGAACAGGCGGCGCTGGCGCTGACGAAAAAACAGATCGGCAAGACCACCGACGCCTACGCTTGGTACGCTGGCCGATTGACTCGCGAGCAGGCGGTCAAGTTGCTGGACGACAACAGCGCGGGCAAGGCGGCGAAGCAGGGCGGCGAGCCCGGAAGCGGGCAGGCGATGCTTCCTCCGGCGCATATCCACGCGCGGGCCAAGCGGGCGGCGGTGAAGCTCTTCCTGGCCCACATGCACGAGGTCTGGTTCGAGATCGAGAACGGCCGGAAGCCTGCGCGTCCCTACGCGCTGGAGCATCTCGGCCACGCTCACCAGATCGCGGTGCCGAACTGGCCGATGGTCGAGGGGGTGGCATGACCACCCACACCCCCACCCTCGCCGCCCGCCTTGCGCGGGCGGATGTAGGGGACGCACAATGGCGGCGGATCACGCCGCAGTTTCGCCACCACGCCACCGCGCGGTGGGAGGACACACTGGACACGATCCGCCGCGCTGGGCTGGCGGTCGTGGAAGCGGAGGACGGACGATGAAAAGAAAATCGGTGTGTGTCGGGTGCTCATACGCGAAATGGGATCGTGACCCATCAGGCCGCCTCAATAGGCGCAAGAGCGGGTACTGCACATGGACGCTGCCTGAGATCAAGCTGCCGAAGGCATTCGCTTGGATCTACCCCTCGAAACCAGTGGGCGGCTGGATCAATCGCGAGCATCCCGAAACGCTCAAGACACAATCACAATGCGATTTCAGGAAGGAGGACGGACGATGAACGACGACCAGATCGCAGCGTTGACCGCGCTGCTTGGGGCCGGCGCAGCGGTGCTTGCGGTGGTGCTGGCGGTGAGGTGGTTCTCATGACCGCCGATCCCCTCCCCCGCCTTGCCCGCCTCGCGGGCTGGTGGCGCGGCGCGGCCAGCGTGCGCGTGGCCGAGGCCGATGAATACCCGGCGCAGTCGGACGCGCGGCGGCGGAATCTATTGATCGCTGCGCAGTACGAGCGGCGGGCGCAGGAGTTGGAAGAACGGAGATGACCCATGATCAGCAGATTTGGCTGGACCTTGTCGGAGGATCACACACTGGTTCAGATGTGGTTGCGAGGGGCGACAGCAGCCCTGATCGGCGAGAGGCTCGGGAAGAGCCGCGACGCGATCCTTGGCAGGATTCGACGCCTCGGCTTGAACCGACAATCATCAGCATCAACGAGATTAACCGGCGGCTTCTCGCGGCAGGATGCAAGCCGATGACGCGAGAGGAACTGGAGGCCAAGCTATGAGCGACGATATCCTGACCGAACTGAAAGCCGACTGGATGGAGTGCGCGTGTTACGAGGGCTCGCTCTCCGTTGACCGCGAGGTCATCGACCGCGCCGCCGCCGAGATCGAGCGGCTGCGCGCCGAGATCGCTGGATACAAGGAAAATGAAATCCAGCTAGAGAGCCGGATCGAGTGGATGCGCGAGCGCATCAAGGAAATGGAAATCGACAGTGTCAGATCCGCACGGTTGGTCGGATGGCGACTGTAGATCTGGAGACCAAGCCATGAGCGACGCCAAGATGCCCCAGCGATATGACCTAGTCGGGGAGTACGACAGCTACATGTCGCCAATTGAGGAGGGCGACTATGTCCGGGTCGAGGATGTGCTCGCCGAGATCGAGCGGCTGCGCGCCCGCGAGGCGTCACTGTGGGAGGCACTCGGGCTGCTGACCACTCTTGCGCCACGAATGGAAATCGATACGTCCGACCCGATGAAAATGGCGAAAACCATCGAGGCGACTGTGCGCGCCGCGCTTAAGGAGGCCCAGCCATGAGCGACGATTTGGTTTCCCGACTGCGTTCACCCGAAGAAATCGTCTTCCCCGCCGGTACGGAGAGCGCTGTCTGCGGCTGGACGATACGAACCTTGGAGCCATTCTCCATGTGGAGCAGCAGCAGCGACAAGCTGGAAGCCGCAGACGAGATCGAGCGCCTGCGCGCCCGCGTGGCGGTGCTGGAGCAGCACCTGCGCGACGCAGTCTCTGTCGCCGACATGGCAATGTCGGACGCTAACGGGTGCGATTGCCGTGCCGAAAAGAAATGGGATCGGGAAGCAGAGTTAAGGGTGTTTCGCGACGCACTGGAGGCCCAGCCATGTGCATGATCGACACCAACGACGGCTTTGCCACCGTCGTCGGCGACCGCTACGTCGTCGCGCGCAAGCCCCATCGGTGCCTTGAGTGCCACCGTCAGATCGATGCCGGAGAGCGGTATTTCCGCGAAACGTACATCTACGAGGGCGAAGCCTGTCGTCACAAGACCTGCGCTCATTGTTTGGCCGTGCGTGAGTGGTTGCTGGCAGAGTGCGGCGGGTTCATCTACGGCGGCGTGCGGGAAGACGCGAAGAATCACGTCGTCGATAACCCCGGCTGCTACGACGCCAAGCTCTATCGGGCGGTCGTCGGGATGAAATGGAAGTGGCGCGCGAAGAGCGGGCGTTTGCTGCCTGTGCCTGCGCTCAAGGAGGCCCAGCCATGAGCGACGAAATCACATTTCCGCCGATGAAGGGATCAGGCTCCGCCGTCGCCGCCTTTGCCATCGGGGCAGACGGATCGACGTTGGCGATGGTGCCGAACGGCGACACCGTGGTGTCCTACAACACGCTGAACGCCGAGATCGAGCGGCTGCGCGCCCGCGTCGAGGTGCTAGAAACTGCGCTGCGAGACATCGTCGGAGATGAACGGTACGACCGCTGGATGCGGGGGGAGCCAAACCCATGATCATCCTCGCCGCCATCTACCTCGCCATCTGCGGCCTCGCCACCGCGCTGGCTGGCGTCGCGCTGCTGTTCGAGGCGCGCGGCGACAGGTTCGTCATGCGTTTGGGCGCGGGACTGCTGATCGGCGGGTTGGGCGGCGTGGCGCTGGCGGTGGCGATATGACCCACCGCCCCGCCCCGCTCGTCATCCGCTGGTGGCTCAAGGCCACCGGCTACGAGGCGATCACGATGCCCTGGCGCGTCGCGTACTACCGCGACTGGCCTCCCGACCACGGGCTCGTCGCGCATGAGGCCGTCCACCTCGAGCAGATTGAGCGTTACGGCCCGTGGGGCTTTACGGCGCGGTATCTGTGGCTGCTGATGCGACACGGATACGAGGCGCACCCGATGGAGATAGAGGCGCGGATCAGATCGGGGCACCGCTAGGCCGGATAGCTATCCCAAGGCAACTGAAAATGCGGACCGTCAAAGAATCCGCGAAAATCACCACCCCAACCAATAGGCACCCCCTCAGCCGCCGCCGCAGCCTTCACCCGCGCGGCCAACGCCTCGTAGGCTGGCCGAGCCCAGGTCACGCGCCCGGCCTCGTCCAGCGCCGCGAGATCGACCGCATGGCCGGTCAGGTGGCGCGAGCGCATGGTCTGCGACTTGCCCGCGCGGACCAGTTCGGCCTGCCGGTCCATCGTCCGAAGCCCTTCGATGACCCGGAATTTAGTTCCATCTTTCGCCGCGCGCTCGACCACGCGCACGAGGTCGGGGTGGACGCCAGCGAGCCGCTGGCCGCAGCGGGCGGTCAAGGTCATTTCGCCGCCCTCTCCTGCGCCTTGTCGTAGCTGCGGAGTGCGCCGAGCCCGAGCATGCCGAACATGAGTTCCCACAGATTGCCGTCGAGCACCGGCCAGCGCGGCACCGGCTGGCCCATCAGCGTGAGCGTGAAGCCGACCAACGGCACGATCATATAGCTGTAGGCCAGAGCGGCGGCGCATATCCAGCCGATGGCCGGTCGCCAGCCAGCAACGAAAACGGACTGGTGGCCCGCCTCGGTCTTGTTCACCTCGATCTGCGCCAGCGCGCCGGTGGTCGCCGCGTCGAGTAGTTTGGCCTGCATCTCGAGCTTGGCCTTCTCGGCCGCAGCGCGGTCGGGAATGACCTTGTCGATGACGCCGCCGAGGAGCGGCAGCAGCGTGGTTACGAGAGCGGGGATCATGCGTCCACCTGTTCGATCAGGATTGAGTACCGATGATGGTGCGTCACCATCTGATCAGCCACGCGCCAGCCGGCGGGCACGGGCTCGTTTCTTGGATGCCACCGCAGCACGACGGTACGCCTCTGGGTCAATGCAGAACCCGAGCGGCCCGCGCTTGGGCTGGAACGGCGTGCCGGGTGGATCGGCGGATCGTAGCTCATGGATCGAGCCCTGCATCATTTCGCCGGTGTGCGCCGCTGCCTCTTGCCAGTCGGGGTCGTCGTACTCGCCCTTTCGCCTCGGCATGATGCCTCCCAACGCTGGCGCTTGAAGGACAGGATCTCGACCGCCTCGGCGAGATCGGCATAGCACTGGATCGCAGCAGGTCCGGTGCGCGACGGATCGACCACAACGGCGATCACCGCGCCGTGCTGCTGCGAGGCGTACTGGTGCCGATCAGCATGCGGGTCGAGATATTTGTATCCCCGCGCGCGGATCAACCAGTGCGGACGATGGCTCTTGTCGGCGTCCTCACCGCTGAAGATCTCCCAGTGGTGCTGGTGACCCGCCGCCAGGATATCGGCTTCGCCCGCGCTGAACCGCGCCGCGCGCATGGGGCCGTGCAAGGGATTGTACATCGACTGCCCCTTGAAATCATGCGCCGCCCATATCCGCACGACATGCTCGCCCGCCGCGACTTCGAACTTCGCCGACCAGTCCTCCAGCGCCGCCGAGCCGCGTGCCATCCAGTCGAGCGGGTCGCCCTGGCCGTGAGACTGCGACCAGATGTCGTGGTTACCTTTCAACAACATCAGCCACGGCACCGCGCGGAAATACCATTCCGCGAGCTTCCACGCGCGGTCGCGCGTGACATCCTGATGCGCGTAGAGACGCTGGAGCTTGCCCGACCAGTTGTTCGTGACATCGCCGAGCATCACGCCATGCACATGCGGCGTGCTCATAAGCGCCACATCGCGGCGCAGCAGCGGCCAGTTGCAGCCGTTATCGTCCAAGTGCGGGTCGCCCACGAAGGCCAGCAGATACGGTCCGGGATCGCGTAGAGCAAAGCGCATCCACCGCTTCGCCTCTGCGTTCTCGGCGCGCCGCTCGAAACGCTCGCTCAGCTGCTCGATCAGCTGCTCGACCGGCACATCATCAGCCGGGATCGTCGGCGGATCGAAGCGCGGCGCAGGTGCGGGTTGCGGCACTCCCCATTCGACGCGCCGCCCGGCGGCGGTCTCGATGCGGGCGATGTCGTCGGCGCTGTACGAGGAATGCTTGATCCCGAGGCGCTGCCATGCGGTGCGGATCGCTGACTGCTGGCCCCTGCGCGCGACCACGCCCATCGGCGTGCAGCCATCGCGCAACGCTTGCTCGATAGCCTCGATGCGGCGCAGGGCCTCGTGGCGGGAGATCGGCGGCGTCGGCATCAGATGCCCCCGCGCGTGAACTCGCGCCACGCTCGACCATCCGCCGCGACACATGCGCGACCGGTCGGCGACACGACCAGCACGGTCCATGTCGAGCCGTCGCGAGCGGTGTAGATCAACACGCGGCCGTTTCGCATGTCGCCAGACGCGGCGGGCGTCTCGCGATGCTCATCGCGCAGGATCTTGTCGAGATCCTCCAACGGCGCGCAGACGGAGGCGTTGGCGATTGCTGGCGTCGCCGCCAGCAAGAGGGCGACGAACGCGCGCATGAATCACCTCAGAGGTAGGAATGGAAGGAGCTTGATTGCGATGGCCGAGATGGAGCCGGAGATCGCCCCGACGGCTACCAGCACCCGCCAGCCGCCGCCCGCTGCGTCGAGAGCGGATCGCACGGCTTTCAGGTCGGCGGACATGGCATCCACGCTTCGAGTAAGATTTTTTACTTCAGCCTCTAAGCGGCCGAATTCGCGCGGGTCTATCTCGCTCATGGGGCGATCTCGGTGACCATCAGCGACGACGCGGCGACGCCGTCGAAGAGTTGGGTGCCGCTGTTGTTGGCGTTCATGTAGATCGTTGCCGATGAGGCAGGACCGGCGCGGAACTTGAAGGTCGTCGCGCTCGTCGTGCCTGCGGTCATGCGATGCCGCAACACACCAACGGCTGGAGCAACCAACGCAGGGGCAGGCATTACCCCGGCTGCGATGGCATTCGCCGTGCTGTCCTGATGCAGATGCGTGACGATATTCTGGCCGCTATTTGTAGTCAGGAGAACAGCAGCCTCGATCAGCAGGATATTGCTGGAGCTTGAAGGCGTTATGGTGACCGTCAAGAACTCCACGCCCTCGGTGTTTTGCGGCTTCGTGTTGTCGTATGGCGTTGTAGTCGTGCCGCTGACCACCGACGACGATGTCGAAATGACCTGTTGCAGCAGCTTGCCGCTGGTGATCGTCGCGCGCTTCAGTTTGTTGCTGTCGCTCGCATCGAGGATCAACACCTGATCGCTCGCGGCGAACGTCACCGACGCCGGGCTGATGTTCGCCAACTTCGCGGGCGTCAACGCGCGCGTGTCGTCGGTGCCGTTGTTGGTTTCGGTCTGCGTCGCGATCTCGATGCGCCCGGCGGCGCTCTCGGTTGCATCAGCAACCCCGAGGTTCGTGCGCGCTGCGCTCTCGGTCGATGCGCCGGTGCCGCCGTTTGCCACCGAGAGCGGGATCGCTGCGGGACCGCTGGTGATGGTCGAGAGGTTGAGATGCGTGAGCAGCGCGTTGAATTTGTCCACCAGATCGGCCAGTTCCGGCCGAGCCTGTTTTGGATCGTCGGTCGCTGCGTCGAGGTAGACCTTCGTCGCGGATGCCGGGAGCGTCATGCTTGCGGTCCTCTCAGTTCAATATCGACGGTCGCGTTGGCGAGCGTGTTGCTGGAGTTGTAGACCTTGAATTCAGCCGCAGGCTCGCCGTTCACCGTCTGCGTTTTCGAGATCAGTTCCCACGACCATCCAGCGCCGACGTTCTGGAGCGCGAGGATACGCGCGGTGCTGATCGCCGCCAGCTGGCCGCGCGCCCCGATCTTGAAATGCCCCGCCGCAACCGACGAGAACCACGACGCCGTCTCGGTCGCCGTGTTTACATCTTCATAGGTGTCGGTGTAGCTGCTGGATGAGATGATCGTGGTCAGGCCGGACAGGACCGGCGTCGTGTCCGCGACGCTCGCACGGATCTGGACATACCGCTTGCCCTCGGACAGCGCGAGCGCGACCCATGAGCCGGTGACGGTGCCATCGGCGGTCGTGCCGGTCTTCATTTCCAGCGTGACGGTGCCATTCGCGACCGCCGTCACCAGCGGCGTGAACGTCACATCGGCCCCGAGGTCGAGCACCGGCGTCTCGTAGCGAAGGGGACTGTTGTTGGTGAGGATATTGTCCCAGGTCGCAGGCAGCGACGACCATGCGCCCGGGAGGTTCGACCAGTTCTGCGAGGACGTAGCGTGCAGCGCGTTGTCGGTGTCGAGGAAGCAGCTGGTCTTCGTCCCCGGCCATGACAACGACTGCTCGATCCGCTGGAGCAGGACATCTCGCAGCGGCGGATCGCCGAGCACGGCGGACGCGATGAAGCGCGCATCGGTGCTTTCGTTGCCCGACGAGTCAACGGTCTTGATTGCGAACCAGTACGTCCCCGAGGCCAAGTCCGCCGTCTCGTAGGGCGACGAGATCAACAGCCCTTCATGCAGCGCCGTCATCGAGGACCAGTCGGTCGTGCTGCTGGTCTTGTATCTGATCCGGTAGCCGCCGCCGCTGCGGACATCCGCCGGGACGGTGGCTAGGCTCCAGGTGAAGCGCCGCGTGCCGTCCGCGATACGCGCGACCTGGAACGTGTCAGGGCGCGGCGGTGGCGCGCTCTTGCCCTCGACAACATGGCCCGTAACGGTCACCCAGCCCGACACCACGCCGAGGCCCGAGATCGAGCGGACCCGCACATCGTAGGCGGTGCTGTCCTCGACCGGCGCGATGTAGCCGACCGAGACCGCCGCCGACGACAACACGCTATCCCATGTCGCCTCGGTCGATTTCTTCCAGGCCAGTTCGTACTGCGCCACGCGCGCATCGCTCGGCGCGGTCCAGGTCGCCTTGATCCGCGACAGGACCGAGCCCTCGGCCAGTTGCAGGATCTCGGCGTCGCCGGACGCCAGGACAAGCGACGACGGCGCGCTGACGCTGAAGGGGTTCGGCAGGTCGGTATCTGGCGCGGGATCGATATCGACTTCGTCGGTGCCAGCGGTCCAGTCATAGACCGTGGATGCGATCTCTCGCAGATCGAGATCGACGCCGAGACTGCCGTCACCGTCGGCCACGAAGCGCAGGCCGGTGACCTCGAAAGGCTTCGCCGTCCATCCCATGCGAATGTTCGTGAGGCCGACCACATCGCCCGGCACCAGCCGATACGCCGTCAACTTCGCCGCCAACTGCACGCTGATCTGCTGCCGCGCGCGGCTCAACTCGATGCGCGCAAGACGCTGCGCGGTGGCGGCGCTGGTCGTGAAGGGGAGATCGATATCGCGCCAGAGCCGCTCGCCGCCGTCGTCGGTGACGGCGGCAGAACTGGACACCGGCGGGAAATCACTCGCCTGCCACTTGTTGTCGGGCGAGACGAAGGTGCCCTTGACCCCGTTCGCCAGATCCCGGCGGCTCAAGCGCGACGACACGCGGATCGGCCCGCGCAGATCGGCTTCGGTCAGCGTGATCGACGGCGCGGTGTATGCGCCCGCGAAAATCGACCATGTCCCACCGACCAGCGACGCGCGGCCAGCCATCGCGCCGGTCATCGAGGCGATGATGTCTCTGGGCCTCTGCGAGGTGTCGAAGGTGCCGTTCATCGTGTAGCGATCTTCGGTGCCGCCCGCCGCCAGCGTCACGTTCTCGTCGCACACATTCGCGGCGGCGATCAGGTCCGTCTCGTCGATGCGCGTGGCGTAATCGACGCCCAGGCCGCGCACCGGATCGGTCAGGTAGTCGGCCAAGCAGAGCGCCGCGTTCGCGCTCCATGCGGTCGTGCTGGTGCGCGGGTCGTAGACCTTCTTGCCCTTGATCACCGCCGTGATGTTCGGAATGCCGCTCGCAAACAGGTCGGAGTTGTGCGTCAACCTGACGTACACACAAGCGCGGCCGCGCTGCCGGTGATCAGCGGTCCATTTGTCGGACGCCTCGGTGATGAGGTCGGCGAACGCCGTCTGCCCATCGGTGCCGAGCTTCTTCTGCACTCGGACATATCCGGCATACTTGCCGGTCGCGTTGCCGTTGCCATCAAGCGGGACGACCTCGTCGTCAAAATAGATGTCACCGATCTCCTCGCACTCATGACCGGCGAGCGTGATGATCAGGTGCAGCTTGGAATTGCTGTCGGTGGTGTGCAGGAACGTGATCGCACCGCCGGTCCGCACCTGACCATAGATCACGCGCCATGGCGTGATCGGCTCGCGCACGGTCTGCGTGCGGGCGGCACCGGCGAAAGGATCGCTGAACTTCGGCTGCTTGGGTTTGAAAATCGATCCGGCGATAGCCGAGAGCGTCATGGACACGGCGAGGCCGCCAGCTATCCCGACGATGCTCGCGACGACGACGCCGCCAGTGCCGATTATTCCTGATGCGGCGGAAATTGCTGCGGCGATGTATGGCATGCTAGACCGACCACGCAGCAACGATCCGATGCGCGGGCACCATGACGAGCCCGACCTCGGTCGTGCAGGCCACACGCGACCCAACCACGACGCCAGCCGCCTCCACGCCGCCGATCTCGACCAGCGCCACATCGCCCCGCCGGGCCATCTTGACGTTGTTCATGGCCGGGCCGAGCGCCTTGGTCCACGCCGCCCGCAGCCCGCCATTGCTCAGCAGATACATGGTCTCGACTGCCCCGGCCTCGTCGCTGTACTGGCCGCGATACATCGCCGCCGGGTCAACGTCGGTCATCGCCAGGACGCAATCGGCCGCGAACAGGCCGCAGTCGTGCGTGCCCCATTGGAAGGGCTTGTCGCGCGCCGCCTCAAGCGCGGCGGCGAGCCTGCTAGGCCAGTCCTCTCGGCGGGTCAGCATCAGCGGCCCCACGTTATCTGCGCGTCCTGGAGCGCGGCGACATAGTCGAACCCGAGGTCGCCGGGGTAATCGATCGATTGATCCTCGGGAGTATAGCGCCGTTCGCGAGCCCTTTCTAGATCGATCAGTTCGCTCTCATAGCTGATCGAGATTGTGGCCGTGGTCGGGCCGTCCTCGATGGCAGGAACGTCGAGCCTGCCCTCAAATTGTAGCACCGGGTCCGCCACGATGGAGCCACCCGAGAAGAAGGCGAGGTAGACGCGGCCGGTCTTGCCCGACCGCGCGTCCCCGAGGGCGGCGGCGAGCAGGTCGGACGGGATGCCTGACAACGAAACAGTCAGGCCCGAGGCCCGGATCTCGTTGGTCTCATCGATGCTGGAGATCCCGAGCAACGTTCCGACGCCGGACCAGGTCTGCCCATTCCAGGACAGGTTCCCGACGCCGGACCACAGACGGACCCAGCCCGAGGCGAATTCGCCCTCGAACAGCAAGCCGACCTCGACGGACGCGGCTTGCAGCTGCGTGATGACGCCAGCGGTGAGGTCGCGCGCCATCAGATAGCCTCCACCGCCCCGAATGTCAGCCCGTAGATCGACGCCTCGTCCACCGACCACTCGGTGTCATTGGACGCGAGGCGGAACAGCCCGACGGTGCTGGTCGTCACGACCACCGCGTTGTCCGCCGGGCTCTCGCGCAGCCTCGGCCAGATATCGAGCGTCATTGCGCCACCGGCGGCCGTGGCGTCGGCCAGCACCTTGTAGAGCCGAGCCGAGCCGCCAGTGCCGATCTGGACGTAATCGCCGCGCTTGGCCGTTGCGCCACCGGAGAACCCATCGACCGCCAGCGTCTCGCCGGTCTGCCCGGCTCCGTTGACCAGCGGCGTGCCAGCCCATGTTCCGCGCGGCGCTGCTCCGGCTGGATCGCCGAGCAGGAACGTGCCCCATCTGCCGCGCAGCGAAGCCAACATGCCGATCCATTCCTCAGCGTCGGCGCGCTTCATCGGCGGGAGCGTCACATCCGCCTCCCACCACGCGCCCTGGTGGCGGACCAGCTGCTGCTGGCCGGTGAACGGGCTGATCGACGCGCCGACGACATTGCGAGCGCGCAACGAGATCGACCGGATGCCGGTGGACGGGATTGCGAGCGGGTAGGTGATCGGCATGGCTAGGTTCCCATGGCGCTTGCGAATGTGCCGCCGCGCATGCGCGCATCGGCGACTGCATCGACGGTCTGACGCTTGATCGCCGGCATGAGGGCAGCGATCTCCGCGCGGACGGTCTGGGCGACGCCGACCGAGATGTTGATGGTCTGATTTACCACGGTGCCGCCAGCGGATTGACCGTTGGGGATGATTTGCCCATGTCCCCGGGGCACGAACAGTTCCGGCCCTTCCTCTCCGACGATGATGGGCCGCCCTCCAGCGACCGGCCCGCCATCGGCGAAGCCGGGCAGTCCAAGATCAGTCGGGCCAAGCGCAGCGCCAACAGTTGCCGTTCCAGGCCCGAAGAGGCCGCCGAGGAAGCGAGACGCCATTCCGGCCAGCGGCGTCGTGACCGTCTGCCGCAGCACCAGCCGCGCCATGTCCTGGGCGATGCCGCCGAGGACGTTGCGGAAGCTCTGGCCCTTGACGATGGCGTCCTCAAAGGCGCTTTCGAAGGTCAACCCCAATTCGCGCGCGATGTCCTTGGTGTCGGCGGATGTCCGATTGACCCGCTCCCATGCCTGTTCCGCCGCGCGGGCGTACTCGTCATGGGTGAGGCGTCCGGTGTCGAGCAGTTCGTTGAGCCGGGCCAGTTCCTCGGCGTATGCAACGGCCGGGTCGATCTGAGCCTTGATCCGCCGCGCCTGTTCATCGAGCGACTGGCTGTGACGGTCTATCGCCGTCGTGGCGTTCTGGTAGTTCTCGGCCGCGCGGGCCAGGAGCGCGTTGTATCGCTCCTGGTCGATTGATCCGGCCTCCAGGGCGTCGCGCAGCATCACCTGCTGCCCGGCGTATTTCTCGGCGGCGGCGGCGACCGGGTCCAGTGACAGGATCGTCTGCCGGATCGCGGCGGAGTATGCCAGTTCCTGCCGCGTCGCTTCCTCGGCCGCGCGAGCGGCGGCGCGGACTGCCTCGGCTTCGCGCTTCGTCTTTTCCTCTATATCTTCAAAGTCTTTCTTCTTGTTCGCCGCTTCTTGGGCGCGCTTATCCTCATTCAGGATGAGCTTGTCATAGGTCGAAATCAGATCGTTCAACGCCTTGATCTGAGCCTGGATCGCGGCAACCTCACGCGCAGACTGCCCTTCGACCACACCGCCGAACTCGGCCGACACGCCGCCAGCGAAGGCAGACTGCGTGCTCTCAAGGGCGCGCCGCTGCTCGATCAGATCCGCACGCAGGTCTCGCATGCGCTCGACAGCGATGATGCCCGGCTGCGCCGGGCTGCCCTCGGCTTCTTTCTGGAGTTTTGCAATCGCCGCCTCAAGCGTCGAGACGGCATCGGTCGCGCCTTTGGCGGCAGAGGCGGCTTCCCAGATCTTATACCCGAGCGCGCCGATAGTGATGATCGCGCCGGCAATCGCGCCCCCAGGTCCGAACGCGCCGAGAAATTGGCTCGACTGCTGAGAAAATGCCAGCAGCGCCGATTGCCCACCCTGCACCTGGACAGCGAAGTCCTGCACTTGGTAGCCAGCAGACTGAAAGGTGCCTCGCATCATCCGGCCCGAGCCGGAGACGGTAGCCCCCATCTGCGATGCGGTGCGCTCAGTCTGCCGCATCGACTGCTGAACCGATTCAAATGCGGCGCGCGTTTCGTCGGTCGCCTGGATCCCTAGTTTCAGCGGCGGCACGGTCACGACGTTTTCTCCCGCCGGATCTTCTCGTAGGCGATCCAGCCTCGATACTCGTCAACGGTCATCGCCATGACATCGGCGACGCGCATGTGGAGCCGATCCGCGAGGCTGTAGAGCGCCATCTCCTCGGGATCGGCCCTTAGTTTCCCGCTCGTTCCTCGACGGTCGCCACGCGCGAAATCTCCGCCGCCATCCATTGCACGATGGAAGCCGGACAGCGGCGCATGAGCGTGTCGCGGTCCTCCAAGGAGAACACCGGCTCGCCCTTCTCGTCGCGCGCTTTCATGATGATCGCGCCGATGAGGTAGGAATGCGGGTCGTCCTTATAGCGGCGGGACAGCTCGCGCTGCTCCGCCACCGTCATCGGAGAGACGTAGATCGCGTATGCCCTCCCGTCCGGCTGGACGACCTCGGGCACCTCGATGCGGCGCGCGCCCATGTCGGCGGCGCGCGCCACCAGTGCGTCGATGAGCTTCATGGTCAGTTCGTCTTCGTGAGGGTGCCGGTGCCCTGGAAGCTGTAGGTGGCTTCCACCATACCGTCGAACGACGCCGAATGGCTGCACCCGGTAACGACGACCGTCCCGGAGTAGGTCGTCGCGGCGGTCGCGGTGCCCTCGGGCAGGAACGTGACGCTGGCCGTGCCTGCGTTCGTGCCGAGCGGCAGGAACGCCATCTGCGCGTTCGCGTCGGTCTCGTCCCAGTAGCAGGTCAGCTGGCCCGACCAGGACTTCATGCCGACCGTGTAGGTGCGGAACGTATCGCCGAGGGTCGTGTCCTCGATGGTGTCCTGCACGATGTCGAGCGAGTACGAGCGCAGTTCCGCGACGGCATTGGTGCCGACGCGGACCAGCCCTTCTTGACCACGATGGTTCGCCATTTTGAAATCTCCTTAGCTGGCAGCGGTGGGGTTGTTTTCCGCCGTGCGGTAGGTCACGGCGAACGTGAGGCGGACGACGCCGAGCGGCTGGTCGCCGCCGTCCACGATCTCGATCTCGGTACCGGTCAACGTGCAGTCGCGCGCGTTGCCGGACAGCTGCGACCCGCCGATGGCCGTCTCGACCTCGGCGGCGATGTCATCGAGCGTCTCGTCCACATCGGCCGTGGCCCGCGCGAAGCCCTCGACTACGATCTCGCAGCGGCGGATAAGCTTTGTCGCAACGCCGATGATGACCTCCCGCTCGCTGGTCTCTCCGCTGGAGTAGATCAACAGCGCGGGCAGCAGGTGCGAGGCAATCGGATAGACCCTCGACCGATAGACCCGCGTGCTGGTCGTGGTCAGGCCCGTGCAAGCCGTGACGACGGCGTCGCGGATCGCCTCGCGGTGGTGAGGCATCAGGTCTTCTCCAGCATTAGGGTGGTGATGCCGGTCCCGTCAGCCTGCACCACGCGGATCGTGTAGTTGGTCGAACCGATACGCAGCGCGTCGCCCTCTTTCGTGCCGCTTGGCAGATCGGCGGTTGCGGCGACGAAGCGCGGCGACGACACCGCGAAGGGTACGCCGCCGCGCGCATCGACAGCCTCGTAGGCGTCGTCGTAGATGCCGGGGATCGTTCTGCCGACCGTCTGACCGGCCAGCGTGACGCGCGCCGAGACGCCGAAAATATCGACATCCAGCAGCGCGGCGATATCACCTTCGATGTTCATGCGATGGGCTCCAGTTTCCCGCTCTTCTCCAGGTACTCGATCACCAGCTTGGCGATGGTCTCGGGCCGCGCCAGTGCCTGACACGCCGCAGCCTTGGTCGTCGTGTCGCGGGCGCAGAACGAATAGTTCGGCGGGTGGACCCGGTGGCATGGGTAGCAGCCGAGCGCCAGCGGCTCCGCGCTTGCGGTGTTGATCCAGTGCTTGGTCAGGTTCTCGACGCTGCTGTGCGAAAGCGTGATGACCTTGAGCATGGGCTCGAAAGCCACCGCGTTGGCGATCAGACTTTCGGTCGCGACCACCGCATCGGCCTGGAGCGCGTAGGCCAGCGCATGCCGCACCGGCCACTCCATGCCAGCATAGATGCCGTAGGGCTCGACGCCGAGGACGCTCTCGTCCTTGATGTCGCCGAGCGCCACCGAGTAGATCTTGCGCTCGGCGAGTAGCTCCATCAGCCGCTGCGTGTAGGGCCAGTATTTCACCGGCCCGCTGCCCGCCGGATTGATCACGACGACCGGGCCGGGAAGTTCCGCGCGGATGCGCTTGGCCCAGGCTTCCTCGGCGGCGCTGGGGTAGTACCGCTGCAAGAAATTGGTCGTCGGCAGGTCCGAATAGGCGTGGACCATTTCGAGATAGTTGGAATTCATTAGCCGATGCCGCACGCTCTGCGGCAGGAAGAATTCATAGCTGGTCTCATGCGGCAGCAGTCGGTTCTCGACGCTGCCGATTAGATTGATCCACTTGGTGTGGCGCTTTGCCTGATGGCACCAGAACGCCACGGCCTCGTCGTTCGGGATCACGGTATCGCTGAACACGACGAGGTCATCGATGTTGGGGTCGTTCTTGAGCACCGCACCGCCGGTCGGACCGACGTAGCAAGTGACATGATAGCCGCGCTCTTTGTAGTTCGCGCACACGCTCGACGCCCAGAGTGCGTCGCCGTGTCCGCCGACGCGCACGATGCCGACGCTCTTCTCGGGCTTCGGCTCGCTCGCCTTGTCGCGTTGGCCTTCGCCGATCTTCTCCCGGCGGTACACCTGGAGGAATGAATACTCGTCGTCCTGGTCGCGCGTTTCGTTGACCAGCAGCGTCCAGTCCGGCGCGATCTCGCGCATGGCCGCGACGATGTCCTCGGGCGCGAAATCGTGCTTGTGGTCGGGGTTCGCGCCGGGCTGGCCGATGCGCGGGTACAGATCGCGGTGCGGCAGGTAGAGCGTCAGATGCCCGCCGGGCGCGATCACCCGCCACCACTCACGCAGCGCGGCCTTGTAATCCACGATGTGCTCCAGCGTGTGGCTCGAAAACACCGTGTCGAACGACCCATCCGCGAACATCGCCAGCCTCGACGCATCGCTGATCGCGATATCGGGCCGCATGCGGATGCCGAACAGTTTGGTGTCGGTCAGGTTATCGACACCGATCAGATGCGGCCAGACCTTGCGTGGCCCGCATCCGATGTCGAGGCCGCGATTGCAGTACCGCAGAACCTCATACTTGATCTTGCTCGCTTCGTCTCCGTTGCTCGTTTCAAGACGCCAAACCATTGGACCTCGCAGGTTAGAGAAGGGGCGGCGCGCGACGGTTGCCCGCCGCGCGCCGTAGTCAGTCGTTCGTCAGGTCAGCTGGTCCAGCATCACCGCGAAAGCGCCCGGCTGGCGGACGCCAAAGTCGGCGAACTGGTTCAGCGTGATCTTCACCTGACCGGTGTCGGACTTCGTGTACGGGTCCACGACGATGTCCGGCGCACCGAACAGGCCGAGCACCGCCATCGACCAGTCGGACGAGAAGAACGTCGCCGAGCAGACGGTGGTCGAGGTGCCCTTGGTCAGGTTGGACGGGACGTTGTTCGTCACGGCGGCGCGGTAGCCGTTGATGGGCTGCGCCCCGTTATCCCAGATGAACGGCAGGTTCGTGCCGCGCTGAACCTGCTTCGAACGACCGCGCACGCGGGTGTTCGTCAGGTAGCCAGCGAGACGATCCGGTTCGGCGTTGGCGTTCGCCACCGCGCTCTCCAGATCGACGAAGTGCGACCAAGCCACGGTCGCGCCGTTGGTGCCAGCGGCGACGGTCGAGAGCGCCGTGGTGTTGCGGAGGCCCAGGATGTTCGGGGCCGTGCCGTTGCCGTTGATCGCCTGGTTCTCCAGGAGGATCGCAGCACCCATGAGCAGATCATCGCGGATCATGGGTTCCAGAGCCATCGCCGACTGGATGATGGCCTGCTTGCTGACTTCGACATACGCGCCGATGCGCTTGGGCGACAGCGTCAGCTTCGCGATGTTCGGGTTGGTCTCGGAAGCCGAGCCGATTTCGGTCAGCATGCCGAGGGTCGAGGCGACCGACTTGCGCGGGATGTCGATGTTGCTGGTCAGGCCCGGCAGGATGCGAACGCCGAGACCGGCCATCACCATCGCGTTACGCAGCGCATCGACATAGAGATCGCCACGCAGGTCGGTGGCGACGAGGTTGCCAGCCTCGGTCGAGGTGCCGACGTTGAAATCGCGGCGGTAGATGTCGAGGGGAATGTAGAAGCCCTCGGGCGCGCGGCCCATGATCTTCGCCACGGCCTCGCTGGCCTCACGCTCCAGGCCCGCGTCGGACCAGTCGCCGAGCACCGCCGCGCGCAGCGCGCGGCCGAGGCTGTAGCGCCGCGCCTCGGTCTTCGTCATGCCGATGTGAGCGGCCGACGTATCGGTGTGCCGCGTCTCCATCTTCGACATGATGAAGTCGCGGAACTGCTCGACGCTCTTGCCGTTGCGGACAGCGTCCGCAGCGTCACGCGCGCCCAGATATTTGCTGTACTGGTCGCCGAGGTCGAGGATCGAACGGACGCGCGCGGATTCGATCTCCGCGCCGGCCGGCTGGGTGTTGTCGGTCATTTTCTGGTTCCTTTCGAAGTGAGGTTCCGGGGCCACCTTCGGCGGTTCCGGCAGTTCAGGCTGGGGATCGTCAGCCGAGCGGCCCACGCCGACCGTGGGATCGGCCGGGATGGCTACGAGCGACAACTCGTAGGGTTCCCAGTCGGTCACGCGGACTTCGCGCGACCCGCGAACGGGTTGCGCGTCGTGGACCATGTAGCCAACGGAGACATGCCGGCGGATGCCGTCCTGCACATCCCGGAACGCTTCCTCGGCGAGTTCCGACCGGCCGAAACGCACGACAGCGCGCCCGACCTTGTCCTCGTCGATGGAAGCCCGCTCGATCACGCCGATCAGCCTTGACGGATCGTGATCGAGCAGCAGCGCGCCGCCTCCGGCCAACCGGCCGAGGCGAACCGATTGCGGCGCGTGGTCTAGTACCTCCAGACCGAAGGACCGCTCGTAGGGCTCCTCGGAGGAGAATGCGATGGGCACGGTGCGTGCCTCGATATCGACGCTGCCACGTTCGAACGTGGCGACGCGGGTCTGTTTGCCCTTCATGTGCGGGGCTCCTGTCCGTTATCGGTTTCGTCCTCGGCCTGGTCTTCGGCCTCGTCCTCGGGGCTGTCCTCGACCTCGACCTGAACGGGCTGATCGCCGAGCACGACACCAGCGGCGGCGATCTTCGCCTGCTCGTCGGCCAGCTCGGCGAGTATCTCGTCGAAGTCCTGGCCGGTCTTCGCCGCGATGCGGCCGCGCGAGGTCAGCCCGGCGGCGAGCAGCGCCTTTTCGGCCTCGGCGTCCTTGAGCGGATCGACCCACTGCCAGCGGCGTCCGAGGAACGTGCTCGCGTCCGAGAACTTGGCGAACCGATCCGCAGGCAGCGCGCGGCCAGAAGCCGGAAGGCGGATGTCGCCGCGCACCAATGCGGACGCCAGCCACTCGCGATAGATCGGCATGACGAGGCTGTCGATGAACCAGCCTTGGAGAACCTGCCACTGGTCGCGCGTCTCGATGGTGCCCGCGCGCATGCTGGAGTAGTTCACCGCCTCCAGGTCGTTCGCGAGCGTGGCGTAGTCGATGTCGAGGCCCGCCGCGATGCCGCGAAGGCACCCCTTCATGAACGACTCGAAATTGGCGTGCGGATAGTCGGGGTTGAACGACTCGAAATCGTATCCCGGCGGCAGTTCCCACATCTCGCCGGGCTCGACCTGCGCGGACAGCGAACCCGCGATGTTCTGATCGGCCAACTGCCCGGTGGCCTGTCCTGCGTAGCCGCCATCCTCGGCCGCGCGCTTGAAGAAGCCCATTTTGCTTGCGCCGACGCGCGCAGCGACGACGGCGGCTTCTTCGTATGAGTGCAGCATGCCCATGCGGATCAGCACGGCGTGGAGCCACGAATATCCGCGCACCTGCTCCGCGCGTTCCGGCAAGAACACATGCCAGATCTGATCCGCCGGGATGCGCTCGTAGCCGGGCATCGTCCAGCCCCAGCTTTCACCGGGATGCGAGGTCTTCACATGGTAGGCGATGGGCCTCGACATGCTGTCGATCTCGACGCCCATGCGGATATTGAGACCGTCCGGCGTGACCTTGTTCAGCATTTCGTCAAGCCGGTCGATCTCAAGCAGTTGGAGCGCGAAGCCGTTCGGCAGGTCGCGCCGCCGCACGATGCGGACCAGCGCCTCGCCGTCGCGGGCGACGGCCTTGATCGTAACGCGCAGGAGGTGCGCGAAGGTCATGCGTCCGCCGATGTCGGCCGTCTTCTGCCACTTCCACCACGACATCTCGACGGCGCTGTTGGCGACGCTGTCGAGCAGCCCGGCGTTCGTCAGAGCGCGGACCTGGAGCGTCGGGCCGTCTGCACCGACGATGTGCGTTGCGGTGAGCGAGAGAAAGCGCCGCGCGTATTCGTGATTGTTGCAGAGCGCCCGCGCGCGGGCGCGCAGGATCGCCAGACCGTTCTCGGCGTCGCTGTTCGCCGAGCCGCTCCAAGTGGCGAGCGATTGCGTCAGCCGGTTGACCGCAGCGCCAGCGAAGCCCGCCGACTGTTGCCGCACCATGCGGCGCGGCGCGGACGCGGGCTTCCCGCCCGCTCGAAACCACTTCAGCGGGTTGAGTTCCATGCGGCGGTCCCTTTACAGACGAACTTGGAGCAGCAGCGGCGACGCTTTGCCGGTGTTCAGCCGTGCGGCGGCTTCCTCGTTGGCGAGCTCGCGCTGCCACATCGACAGCAGCCTCATCATTTCGCCGAGGCTTTCGAACTCGATGTCGCGGCCGGCGATGCTGTACCGCTTCACCCGGCCGCCGGTCGCCTTGAACGTGGCGAGCGCGGTCCTGAGGTCGTCCACCGCCTTCGCGGCCTGCGTGCGGAATTCCTGCGGAACAGGGTTAGCCGGGTCAGCGGTGACGGTGAACGTGCCGCGCTTGACCGTGAACCTCTCGGACACGCTCTCGACGTAGGAGGTCCAGTTGTAGACTCCGGGTGCCCATGTCGCCGTGTCGCTGGCGTTGACCTCGATCAGGTGGTCCGCGCCGCTGGGGGTGCTGACGATGTCGTAATGATTCGTTGCGTTGCGGAGCGCGTAGTTGAGCGTCCAGCCATCGGTCGCCAGATAATCGTTCAGCGTGACCTGCCATCGCAGCGTGTCGCCCGCGATGATCGTGGTCGGTTCGACGGTCGGCGTCTCGGCGGCCATGTCAGCGGCTCCGGATGTGGAAGACGGCGGTTTCTTCAAGCGTCTGCGCGTCGCTTGTGGTGACCTGAGCCGTGAAGGTGTAGCCCTTGCCGGTCGCGCCGCCGCTGATCCGCACGCTCGCTACCGAGCCGCTCACTGATGGGCTGGTGTGTGTGATGCCGCCGGGGTGGTGGCTCCATGTGACGGCAGTCAGCGTCACGCCGCTGTCGAGCCGGTCGGCGAAGTCGATGCCGTACCTGACGACCTCATCGGCGTCCTTGTCGGGCCACTGGATCATGCTGTGAACCTCACGCGCTGCGGGCTACGCGCCCGGCGTCTTTCGAGAGCGGGCGACGAGATGTCGAAACGCTGCGACCGATTCTTCCTGGCGCGACCGACGCCACGATCCGGCTCTGGGCCGGGTTGAATGTGCCGCCGATGTCGCCCTGGCCTTCCACAATCGCCAGACCAGCGGCCGGGACTGCTGTAGCAGCAGCCGTGGCCGAGCCGGTGCCAGATACCGTGGCGTCTCCTGCGGCCGCCGTGGCCGTCGTGGCGACGATTGCCGAGCCCGCCGCAGAGACTGCGGCCGCGCCTGCCGCCGCCGTGGCGGTGGCGGGTGCGAGGCCGGTAGCAGCGGCCGAAACCGTGGCGGTGCCTGCCGCTGCGGTCGCAGACGCAGCGGCGATTGCCGCCCCGACCGCCGAAACCGTGGCTACGCCTGCCGCCGCGACCGGGTTGGCCGACTGGATCGAGCCGCCGGTCGAGCCGACGCCCGACACGGTCGCGACGCCCGCCGCAGCGGTCGCCGTCGAAGCGGCGGTGGACGCGCCGACGCCGGATACCGTGGCAGAGCCTGCCGCCGCGACCGGATCCGCAGCCTGCACCGAGCCTGCGGTCGAGCCGACTGCCGAGACCGTGGCGGTGCCTGCCGCCGCGACCGGGTCAGCCGCCGCGATGGACGATCCGACCGCCGAGACGGTTGCGGTGCCCGCCGCCGGGACTGCGTCCGCCGATCCAGCCGCCGCGCTGTGCCCCAGCAGCGGCGAGAAAAGGAACGAGAGGCCGCTGAGCGGCTTCGCCGCCTGCTGCGCGAACAGCGCCGATCCTGGCGTCCTGACGCGCAGCATGGCTCAGTCTCCGATCAGCGGGGGGCGGTTGGCGTATGGATGGTCAGCGGCGAGGGGGATGCCCCATTTCCATGATAGGTAGCCGACGATATCGGTCCGCTCTGGCAATGACATTGCATTACCAAAGACGAGCATTTCGCCCATTTGCATATTCCAGCACCGACCGGTAGTTGAAAACGTATCGGCGCCTATGCAAAAAATCTTCGTTCCAGAGGCTGTGTTGGATATCAAGTTTTCGACAATTACCCAATTTGTTACCGGAGATGGAGGCGGCGAGCCGGTGTTGAAGTTGTTCCAGTTTGACAAGCTTGCGACTGGCTGCGCGTTGAACTCTGCGAGGGTAGAATCTCCTGCGGCGTTTTGCCAGTTATTGCCGTTTATATCCCATCCAATGATAGAGGTTAGGTCCGAAGCCCCTGTCCTATTCGCATTTGGCGACACTCGCGCGGAGTAGAGACATGGGAATGTATTGAAGCCGGTTGAAGAGATGTTCGACTTGAAGGCTATGAAATAATGCCTAGCCGCATAGCTGCTCGATGCGGTCTGCATCCAGTCATCCGAGCCATCAAACGATAGCGAGTTCAGCCCGTTGACTGTGCTGGCAGCTATGCCGGGCTGCAAAGATCCAGTCGTTTGCGACGCATGCCGAGCATTGCCGCTCTTGTCCCGCCACTCCGAAACGCCCGTTGCAACCGAAATCGTGGACAGATCCGCCGCATCAAGCCAAAGCGCGGGCCTCAACACCTCCGGCGTCCACAGCCGCCCCTGAATGACCGCGCTGTCGTAGTCCGAGAGCCCGCGCGGCATTAGACCGTCTCTTCGGACCAGGACCGGACGTAGAGTTCGTTGCCGGACGCCGCGAGCGTCACGCCGCTGTTGTTGATGAGCGACAGCCGCAGCGAGAACGGCGGCAGGTTGGCCTTCTGGATGCCGAC